TAAACACCAGCAGAATATTCTTGACCATCATGCTGATATTTATCAAACTCATTTTCCATATGACTAAAGTATATTTTTCCACCACTAGGAAATATCCAACAGTTCTCTCCACCTTTAAAAGCTGCACCTAAAGGTTTATAAAGCTTTACAGAATAATCTATTAACTGTCTTAACTCCTTAGTCGTTCTTCTAAATATTACGGCTTTAGCATCTGGATGATTCATTTGCCTTACTGCATCAATAAGTAATACTGAAGATTTACCACTACCAGCACCACCTAAATAAGCTACTTCAAATATATTGCCTGTCTTTAAGAACTCTAATTGTTTCTTAGTTGGTTTCCATATAGTGTTAGTTGATTTCGCTATCTGTGATTTCATCAATTGTTGGCTCATAGGCATCTAGTTTTGGAACTTCTATAATATTGATTACTTTCTGTGTTTGGTCTATTTCTTGTTTTTCAATATATCCTCTATCTCGACCAATCGTTTTTAATGCAAACATAATAGCTTGAGGGTTTAAATCTTCTATTAATCTTATCAGTTTTGATTCTGCCATGTCAATAATTTCTTCTCTAGCATTAGATAATGCATCCTGTATCTCTATGCTTTTATGCATTCTTTTGTAAAAGTTCTGCCTAGACATATCTGCTGCTTTACATACAGCTGTTACAAATCCCTTATATTTGCCTATTAGTTCTATTAAGGTTTCATCTGATATTCGAGGTGTTTTCATATTATAAATATAACCCTTAATTAATCTTTAACAAGCTCGGCTTTTTTACCAGTATAGTTTTCCCATCTTTCTATAATTACATCTACATACTTTGGGTCGAGCTCCATAAGTCTAGCTTTTCTTTTATGCTTTTCACAAGCTATTATAGTTGTCCCAGACCCAGCAAACAAATCTAAAACTATTCCATTAATAGCACTTCCATCTAATATAGCTTTTTCAACTAACTCGACTGGTTTCATGGTTGGATGCAAAACATTTTTAGATGTTCTTTTTATTTTCCAAATATCCATGCCGTTGTTTCCACCATAAAATTTATGGTTATTTACCCATCCATAAAAAATTGGCTCATACATACTCATATAGTCACTGTTACTTAGAGTGTGATTACCTTTATCCCATACTATTAAAGAACGGCATTTTAACCCTGTTCTATTTAATGAATTAAAAAATCTATCTATTCCTAATCTATAAAAACTTATATAAAATGCTCCATCTACTTTAGTTTTAATTATAGAGTTCACTGCATCTAAAAAGTCATTTCCTTGTTCTAAAGACATTTTGTCATTTTTTATAGCTCCATGCTTGGCATTATAACTTTTACTTCCATCTGCATGAATTCCACCATCAAAGTCCATAAGATAAGGTGGGTCGGTAAATAACATATTAGCAGTCTCTGGCATAAGTTTGCTAACATCATCTATTTTAGAACTATCGCCACACATCAATTTATGTTCATCAAGTTTATATATATCGCCTAGTTGTGCCTTTGGCTCTTTCGGTGTTTCTGGAATTTCATCTTCATCTGTTAGACCTATATTTTCTTTATCTACAATTAAATCTTCTAATTCTTTTGCATTAAAACCTAAAATATCTAAATCAAAATGCATATCCAATAAGTCTGTAAATTCAGTATTAAGCATTCCTATGTCCCATTCACTATCTTGTGCGACTCTATTATCGGCTATTCTATAAGCTTTTACTTGTGCTGGTGTTAAGTTATCAGCAATATGTATTGGCACTTCTTTTATGCCTAATTTTTTAGCTGCCTCAAATCTAGTATGCCCTGCTATAATTACCATCTGCTTATCTACTACTATTGGTTGTCTAAAACCAAATTCTTTTAATGACCCTGCTACTTTATCTATGGCTTGGTTTTTTCTAGGGTTTCTGATGTAAGGTATGATATCTTCTATCTTTTTATTTACGATGTTCATAGACTCTCTCCTGTCAACTTATGACAACCTAATTATACTTTATTTTTAGTAATTAACCATTTAGCCAATGTATAATAAGCTTCTTGCCATAGCTGAACTCTGTATCTTTCGTTTACCCAATTGATTCCTTTAGCATGAACTTGGATATGAACTTCTCTACAAATAGGAATACAAGTAAAGTGTTTTATATTGGGTTTCTTACTATTTGCACCCATTCCTATTGCTTCTAAATGATGTGGCTCTGCATTTCTATCGCCTGTTACACAGCAGCTTAAAGTTCTAACATAGTCTAAATATTCGAGTGAGTATTCTTTTATGTAATCTTCATTTTCTACGAATCTCAAATTTCTAAATCCTTTCTTCTAAAAGTTAATCCACAGATTGTGCATTTTTCCAAAATAATAGATTGTTTGTTTTCACAAGTTTCTATTGATAAACATTTATCGCTTGGAACTTTGCCTTTTAATTCTTTTACATTATTATCGAAGTCGGTACGACTTGCAGTCGCTGCCATATCAAGAAGGGAAGCTTTTAAGTCTGGCTCTTTTTTTGCTACTGGCAATAATCGTACCAACCTCTCGTAACTACAGTTAGCAAGTAGTTCTACTTTTTGCATCAAGTAATAAGAAAATTCTTCATAGATTTCCATATCTTGCCTAGCCGTTTCTCTGTTAATTCCTACTGCTTCTAAAAACTGATTCCAGTTTTGACAATAAGAATCATATCCTATATAAGCTTTGTTTTCTTTAATTCGTTTTAAAATATTTCCTCTTTCTAATCTGCCTTTAAGAATTGTAATATTTATATTTTTTAATTCATCTACCAGTTCTGGTAATGTTTGTATTAGATTACTCATATTCTGCTACACTCCCTGCTAAGTTATGTTTTGCTAAAATCTTTGTTTCTTTAGCATCGTATTCTTCTAACAAAGCAAGTAGTGTGTTCAAATATCTAGGCATGGATTTACCATCTTTAAACCAAAGCTTGTGCATATGTAAAGCATCACGGATTACTTTTA